GATTAAGCACCTTCACGCTTGGACGTTAAAGAATATAACATTAGATAAAAAATTTCGTACAGCTCACACCCGTAAAGAACTAGAAGATGCTGGCTTCAGCTGGGTATTCGATTGCCCAGGGATTGAGATTGAGGAGGTGGAAGAATGACAGAAATTATAAAATTACCACAATACTATGAGCCTAGGGATAAAAATGCAAGATATGGAACTCTTGAAGAACTAAAAGATTTGCTTCTCTATAAACGAATAGTAAAATGGGATGCTAATTACTTAGAATTAGAAAACGGAGTCAAAGTAACTATTGAAATGTCAGAAAGTGACTGCTGTGCTGTTGCTGGAGGAGAATTTCAAAATGTAACGCTTGATGCAGTGATCACAGATATTGAAATAGGAGAACAAGTAGAAACATCTGATGAGTGGGGTGTGGGTAGTCATAACAAAGTGACTATATATCATAATCAAAACCCGATAGCGCTGGCTGAATGTTACGCAGAACATAATGGTTACTATTATAGCGTAGGTTCATTAGTTATTGGTGACATTCATTTTCCAGTGGTAGATGCTTAACAATTGAAATCAATAGAGGTGACAGAATGAAACGATTCATAGCTATCTGGATATTATTGTCTGCTGGATTAAACATCTGGCAGATGGACAGGATTCGAGATTTAGAAGAAAAGAAGCCGATGGTTATCTATAAGGCGGATAACGCAGGCGCAGAAATATTCGGCAAGGTTGTCGAGAAAGGACGACATGGCAAGCTGTATACAGTGACTATCAGAGATTATGGGATTTTCGTAGTCACTAGAGAACAGTGGGATAAAGTGAAAGTTGGGGATGAGGTATTACTATGAACACAATAGAAAATGTCAAACAATGGTTTATTGACCGTGATTTAGAAAACGGTGGACGGTTAGACAAGCAATCACTAAAACTAAGCGAAGAGTTCGGCGAACTCTGTGCTGGCTATCTCAAGAAGAATGAGAAGCTGACCAAGGATAGCATTGGAGATTGTGCAGTCGTGATAGTTGGTCTGGCCTTGCTGATAAAAGAGGATGTGCAGGAGATTTTTGAGGGATTAAAGCACGTTGAAGAAGTAGATGCAATGAAATGTTTTAAAGGATTAAATTTAAACATTTGTGCGATTCTATCGTATAGCGATAGAAGATACAATGGAATATTTCGTTATGATTTAGTATTCGCGGTTGAATATCTAAAATCAATCAGCAATATTCTCGGTTATGATTTTGAAGAATGCTTTGAGTTAGCATATAACGAAATCAAAGACCGCAAAGGTCGTTGGATTGACGGCTCGTTTGTTAAAGAGGAGGATTTGCATGATACCAAAATTTAGGATGTGGAATAGAATTACATCACAATTACATCTTGTCGATGGGTTATACTTCGATGATAAAGAAGCTGAATATGTAGATGATGATAACGTACTAAGATTTATTGGCTTTAAAAACATTGAACTCATGCAATCAACAGGACTCAAAGATAAGAACGGTAAGGAAATCTTTGAGGGGGATGTGCTTGAAATTCAAGGCATAAAAATGATTGTAAAATTTGGAAGTTATAAATACCTTGAAACATCTAAGAATAACGGTCATATACTTGGTATATTGCATGATGGTCTAGGTTTCTATGTTGAATGTATTAATGCCGCTGATCCAGACAATATTAGTCCTTTTGAGCCAGAAACGCTTAAAAACAGTCAAATCATCGGCAACATTTACGAGAACAGAGAAATTTTGATGGGAAAATAATTTAAAAAAGGAGTAAAAACAATGTTTACACAATACAATCATGAAACAGGAAAAACAACACTTACAAAACTTGCTAAAGGCGGTATCATTACAGTTGCAGCTGTTGCTTCACTTGGTATTTTTCGTCTCACGGCCGTGAAGCGTATCCCAGCTAATACAGTTGGAGTTAAAGTTAGCGCAATTGGAGGTGTGCAAGAAAACACCCTGCAAACAGGATATCATCTAAAAATGCCATTTATCGACAAGGTTTACACTCTCTCCACTTCTGTTCAAACAAAAACAATGGAGAAAATCACGACTCAGACAAAAGATGGTCAATGGTTAAATACTAATATCGATGTAAAATATCGTGTAAACAAGGAAAAAGCCATGACGGTCTTCTCTAATTACACAGACTTAGAAAACGTGAATAATAGTGTAGTATCTCCTGCTGTTCAGCGTGCTATTGAATCTGTAACAGGAAATTACGATATTTACGATATCCTCGGTAATAAGCGTACAGAAGTTTATGAAATGATCGATAAAGCTCTTAAAGAAAAATTTGAGTCTTATGATTTGGAGTTTGTATCCTTTACCATCACAGACCAAGACGCAGGCGATGAGATTGAAGCAGCAATCAAAAATGAATCTGTAAAACAAAAAGAAATTGATACAGCTAAGCAGGAACAAGAAAAAGCAAAAGTTGAAGCTGATACAAAGAAAGTTCAAGCTCAAGCAGAAGCAGACGCAGGTATCATCAAAGCAGAAGGTGAAGCCAAGGCTAACAAAGCGAAGTCAGATTCAATCACAGATAATCTTATCCGGATGAAAGAAGCAGAAGCCAGAGAGAAGCATGGCTGGGTCACTGTCAACGGTGCAGGTAGTGTGATTACGAATAAAGAATAAAATAAAAAAAGCCAAGACACCCTCTGTCTCAGCTAATAGTTCTCGCAAAGACTATTATATCACAAAGGAGATAGAGAGTGAACAAGGCTAAAGAGCTATTGAAAGAATTACAAGACCTTGACATGGACATCCAAAGCCGTATAGATGAAATCAATGAGCTTGAGGCAGGTTTGCTCTCAAGTCCTAAGTGGTCAGGTGTCAAAGTTCAAGGTGGACAGACTAGAAAAGTTGATGATGTCTATACTCAGTTGGTAGTGATGAAAGAGGCTATAGAGCAGGATACTAAAGTGGTCATTAACAGAAAACTTGAATTAGGTCGAATGATCAATAAGTTAACAAATCCGAAGCATCGGACAATTTTGAGAATGACATATATTACTAAAACGTATATTGAGGATATTTGTGATAAGTTATCAATCAGCAAGAGCTCGTATTACAGCATGCGTAAGGTTGCTATTGAAGAACTGGAGGTAATTTTGGAATAATTTGGAATTTCTTGAGTTATCTTGAGAATATCTTGAGAATATGTGTTAATCAAAATAATCTTGATGTGCACTGTAATGATAATCTGTTAGAATGGTAGTGTCAAGAATTGAAAAGAGAGGTCTCAGATATTTCGTTCATTGACATCTCCTTTATATTTATTATATTTTTCCGAGGTTTCGGCCTCGTTTTGGCGGTGACAGGTAAGTGGTTTCTCTCCTATGTTTCCCTTGGTTCGATTCCGGGCATCGCCGTTAATGACTACAAAAAATAAATCAGAAAATTTATTTCTAATTAACACGCAAGGTAGTAGTCGCCTTGCATTTTAAAAAAGGCTTTTAGTGTAGCGGTAACACAACAGTCTCCAAAACTGTTATCGTGGGTTCGATTCCTGCAAAGCCTGTGAGAGGTCTTAAAAAGGTCGCACATCGTGTGGCTTTTTTTGATTATTCGAAAGGTGGTGATGGAAAATGAACGATAGACAGAAACATTTCGCTGATGAGTACATCATCAGTAGAAACGCAACACAAGCCGCAATAAAAGCAGGATATTCTGATAAAACAGCAAGGTCTATAGGACAAAGATTGTTGACAAAAGTTGACATTTCTGAATACATCAAAAAACGTACTGAAGAACTTTTTGACGAACGTTCGATGTCAATCGCAGAAGCCTTGGCAATCTCTGCTAGTATTGCTAGAGGGGAAACTCAACAAGGATATTCTAAAAAAACTGTAAAGACTGCTGAAGGTGTGGAGGTATCGGAAACGACTTATGAATTTACTCCGACAATTGAAGAAAGACAACGTTCCCTAGATCATATATTCAAAGTGAATGGTGCGTATTTAGAGAGAAAAGAAATCGAGATGTCTTCGGCTGTTCAATTCGTTGATGATATAGGAGTTAGCGATGAAACGTAGAATGAGCGAATTTATCCCAAAGGCTTTTTACTCTATGTGGCGTGCAGCGTTTGACCCTAAAATCTTACATGTGGTTGAAAAGGGTGGGCGTGGTTCTGGTAAGTCAAGCGACCTCGGACACACTATCATTCAACTGATTATGCGCTATCCAGTCAATGCCGTATGTATTCGTAAGACGGATAATACCTTAGAACAATCGGTCTATGAGCAATTGAAATGGGCGATTAGTGAGCAAGGGGTCGGTCATTTGTTTAAGATTAATAAATCCCCTTTGAAGATAACCTATATCCCAAGAGGAAATTATATTATCTTCCGTGGCGCACAAGATCCAGAGCGTATTAAATCCTTGAAAGACAGTCGCTTCCCGTTTGCAATTGGCTGGATTGAGGAGTTAGCTGAATTTAAAACTGAAGATGAAGTAAAGACAATCACCAACTCCCTTCTTCGTGGAGAATTGGATGATGGTCTTTTTTATAAATTCTTTTACTCTTACAATCCTCCAAAAAGAAAACAGTCTTGGGTGAATAAGAAATACGAGAGTGTTATACAGCCTCCAAACACCCACGTACACCATTCGACTTACTTAGATAACCCATATATATCCCAAGCATTCATAGAAGAAGCAGAGGCCACGAGAGAACGTTCAGAGAAGCGTTATCGTTGGG